GTAGTGAAACCACTAATATCTAAGTCAGCAGCTGCTTTCTTAATGCCATCCATATCAGCGCCATCACTAAACACTTTTATAGACATATTATATTCTCCGTTTTCAATTTACAATTATCGCCGTGCCACCTAATATAATTTGTTTTGTTTTGGCCTTCTTTATTACAGTAGGTGCATTTCCATTTCAATAAAAAATTATGAGTACCGTTATCTATTCTTTTTGTATTACTTTTTATTGAATTATTTCTTTGTATGTTACTATCTAAAAATGGATGTGTACCATCAACAATTCTTTTTCTACTATTATTACCGCCTATTTCGCCACCTAAAAAATTATGAGTACCATTCTTTATTCTTTTTACATTTTCACGTTTAGCAGATTCGGAATCAACACCAGTTCCAGATTCAGGCATAAAATTTGCCCACTCATTCGATTCGGTAACATTCCATAATGCTGAATAATAAAGACCTATTTCTTTAAATTTTTCTTTATCATTAGTTTGGAATAAAATTTCGGTAGTCACATCATAACCGTATTTTTTTATATGGCGTTTCCAATATACGCCCGAACCTTTATAGGTATGCGGATCTCGTTCTGTTTTGCCGAGATATTTTAGCCCAGTTATATTATGGGTCTTTTTGTATAAATAAATCATGCTGTTGCTCCTTATTAGCGATAGAGTCGGTAGATGTTCCCGCATCGTGACCGATACTTTTATTTATATCGATTCTATCTATAAGACCAACAGCAACTAATCTTTCTAAATCAACTGAAGAACATACTAGTTGAATATGTTGTATAAATTCGCCTGTACTGTAAAAGTATCTATAACAGTCAGGACATCTCATTTTTTATTCAAACTCCATATTAAAGAACATGCTCTATATACATTTTCAGCTTCATAGTCTGGCTTGATATGGTTATATTCTTTTGGGCACTCATACTCATCAAATAAACCATCTTTAACCCAAATTGTTTTTACACCAGCATTGTATCCGCAAACAACATCTCGCCAACGGTCGCCAATGAAAAAACTTTTACTTCTATCTATTTTATATGTTTCTACGAAGAAGTCAACCATCCCCGTACTAGGTTTATAATAATTTGAGTTACGTACTCTGGCTGAGATAACATCATCAAAGCCAAAGTACGTTTTATATAGCTGCATCATATCGAAATGAAAAGCATCAGTAACTTCAGGATCTGGTTGGTTGGTGACCATAAATGTTTTATAACCCAGATCCTGAATTTGACGAATGGCTTGCTTGGCTCCATCAAAGAATAATACTTCTTTCATATTCCAAGCACCATGATTACCAATCATAGGTGATAGAACGCCATCCTTGTCAAAGAAAACTGCTTTTACCATTTCGTTGCATTTACCTGTAAATCAGGATGTGATACAAGACAATGCCAAACAACAGCTTGGAAGGCTTCTGAATGCGGTGTTATCCTAGCGTTATCCACAGTAGGCACAACAATGCAACAATCGCTGGTATAAGCTGCGTAACCATCTGGCTTTCCTACAATACTGAGAACAGTAGCACTTTGTCTCTTAGCATACTTAATGGCATTGATAAGACCAACTGATACATTTCTTTCCTCACTGCCACCACCGACAGAAAGAATAAAGATCGTATCATTAAAATTAAGTTTGCTTACCTTTAGATATTCTTCGAAAAATGTTTCGAATCCTTCATCATTGGTACGGGCTGTTAGCTCACTGGTATTATCAGTTGGTGCATAAGCCTCGATATGACAAAGTTTGCGAAGGTCATTAACCATATGAGAAGCATTGCCAGCAGAACCGCCAACGCCCAACACAAATACTCGACCACCTTCGTCTTTTGTTGCATTAAGAAAATCTACAAATCGAACTATTGCTGATGCATCAATTTCTTTTGCGATTTCTACTACTTCATTAAAATACTGTTCAACAAATTCCATAATTTACTCTTTCGATTATTCTACAGGAACTTCTGTATATTGCTGCTCAACAGGAGTAACAGGAGGAGCCTGACGTTCGAGGAAACCAACCTTATAGTTAGTGCAACCGAAGTACTTAGTGGCAAGTTCAATAACCTTTGCTGGATCGAATGTCTTACATGAGAATACATCCATGTAAAATACACCATCAGCTGGTACAAAGTGTGCACAAATGTTAGAAGTTTCAATCAACTGAACAAGAGTGTAGCCTTCTTTATTACCTGAACCGAAACGAACGATCTGTGGCTCACCATAGGCGACCATGTCAATATCGGTAACAAGTTGCTTTGTGAAAGCATAGATGTTATCATGACTGTCAATAAGTTCAGCTTTTGCACCAGATGCGTCAAAAATCAAGTGCCATCCCCAGTAATCACTCATCGTTATTAGTCTCCCCAATTTTTGTAATAAAATTTAATTTCTTTTCGTTATCCCAATCTTTAAGATAATCATTATCTGTATCGAAAATCTTAAGATATTCTTCTTCAGTAATCTCGCGATAAGAGCTGATCTGTTCGCCAATATGTAATTGACTAAACTCTTTTGCTTCTTGCAAAGTTACTGTGTCGAGGGCATGTTCAAGTACGTCCTCAACTTCTACAACATAACGCATACGGTGCGAACTGATCGCATCAACCAATACTAATTTTTTTGTCATGAGTAATTTGGGATAATTTGTACGTAATGAACGGAATCAACACGGAATGAGCGCCAACCGCCTGCATCGATATCCCATGCAGCGATAACATTTAGGTTTTCTGGCTTCTTGTGCTGTTCTTCGAGATGACCAAAGTCTGTCTTTGGTGGGCAGTATTCAGGCATCAATGTGCACTTCATAATGCGCTTTGTACCATCAACCTTGTCGAATGATACTTCGATAACATGGAAACGAAGATCTTTAAGAATCTCTTCGCGCTTGTATAGTGGATTTGTCATAATGTAATTGCCTCGTTCAATAACTGTTGTGTGCTAGAGTGGTGTTCGTTCAACTTCTCTACTAATTGAGTATAACCCCCAATATGGAATCCGTCAAGAACTATTATTGGGTATGATTTAGCATTGGGGAACTTATCCATAATAATTTCCCGAGTAAAATGTTCGCCGAGTTTAAACTCAGAAAAAGGGATATCGCTTGTTCTTAATAGCTGTTTTGCCTTGGTGCAGTAAGGGCAATCTGGTTTTGAATATACTTCAACTAATCCTATACTCATAATCTTTCACTCCAATATTTAATTTTATGTTCATTATTATCAGGGTCATAACCGAGACTAAACATATCATTGCGAACTAACATTTCTAATTCACTATAAATCATAACCTTCATTACAAACTTAACTCCTGATCTTTTATAGAGGTTTCATATTTATTCATCTTATCGAGGTATCCACGGTTGCGAAGCTCTTTGAATACAAGGTTTTCGAAACCAAACTCACCACCAGCTGCAATAGATGCTGCTCTCATATCAGCTATCTTTTTCTTTAGGTCTTTGAACGCCGATAAATCCATTTTGTGTTTAATCATATCATCAATCATATGAGTATAGAACAAAACTTTCTTCTTTAGATTTTTATCATGTTGGAAATCTAAATTTTCTAGATTTGGTTTCTGTATCCATTTATTGTTTTTCAAACTAAACACGCCTTGACCTTTGGCATAACCACCTTCAGAGTCTTGAGCGTATGGTTCAATAGGATATCCTAACACTGTTATGTTATGTGTAAGAGTCCAGAGAACTTTTTTACATTGTAGGTATTCATCTACAAATTCTCTATCAGGATTCAATGCGTTTCTATCAATAACAACATGAACATCGATATCCGATTTTGGAGTGTAATTGTAGTTTGTATTACCTCCAATCATAATAACATCTTTGATCATCTTTGGTGGTATCTTAGCGAAATTTGCCCAAGAATCAGCAAACTCTAAAAGTTTCTTTCTTACGCTGGACTTTAATTCCCAACCATTCCAAAGTTTAGGATTTAATTCACTGTGATACTCAAGACTAATCTTGGTTTCAGTTAATCCCAAAGAACTTTTTATTGTTTTTAATGTAGATGACATAGATATATCCTTTTTTATCACCTATTTATTTGGCGGAGAGTGAGAGATTCGAACTCTCGGTAGGTTTCCCTACGTCTCGTTAGCAGTGAGGTGCCTTAAGCCGCTCGGCCAACTCTCCTAATTCTTATTCCTCTACTATTTCTATTTTTAGTTTAGCTGTACCAGTTTCGAAGAACCCTAATGCCTTGGCTGCGCCACGAGAAACATCTAGGTCTCTTCCTTTAACAAATGGCCCTCTATCATTAATTCTTACGATAGCTGTATCATTTGTTTCTACATTAGTCAGTTTTAAAATGGTCCCAAAAGGGAGAGTTCTACTAGCAGCTGTAAGTCCATCTGGATCAAATTTTTCACCGTTAGCAGTTTTCTTTCCCTCTTGGTACCAAGTAGCTTTAATCAATTTATCTTTAGCATAAGCAATATTTGTACAGCTGGCGAATAGCACTATCGCTAGTGCCAATACCAGTTTATGTTTTAGCATTACTTCTTATTATTCCTCCGTGCCTTACGCTTTGCAGATCCGATTTTCCGACGACCTTTGCGTGGGCGATTTTTTGCTGGCCAACCCATTTAACGACTCCTTTCTATTTTTCACTCTACCTAAAACAAATCCTTCTGGAATGTTATCAGATTTACACATTTTATCCACTTCGCCATTAGTGTACCATTTAGTACCTTTTGCATCAAAAGGTGGTTTAATACCTTTTCTTTTTTCAGACCATTTCTGTTTTGTTTCTTCAGAATGTTTTTTGTCTTTAAATGTCCCAGAACTGCTAATAAATCTTTTCTTTTGTGCTTCACTGCTATTATATTTACTTTCCTCTGTTCTAACCCAAGTACCAGATTTACCTTTCATATTTGATTTAACTTCTTCGCTTTTTTTCTTTCCTTTAAACATAACTGAATTTTTCTCAGCTATTAAAGAACGAACTAAAGAATATGATTTAGCAGTATATCTTTCTTGGTTATTTGATTTAGAGTAAGTCATCCTTATCAAAGCATTTATCATCTTATATTTATATGTTCCACAAGTTATTTTGCAAAGTAAAAGATGACATATATAATGTTCTTTCGCTGTTAATAATACTTCTTCTTTACCGCCAAAACTTTTTGGTATAATATGATGAGATTCATAGTATACTTTATTTTTCTTTTTTCTATTTTGATTTTTGGCGTTTTCTATAATTTTAAAATACCATTTAGTATATTTGTTATCAATAAACATATAAATCTCCTTTTTATACATTTA